TCCGGGGTGCCGGTGTTGATCGTGACTGACCCAGCGGGTACACAGCGGGCGCAGACGGACGAGCGCAGCGCGGTGGATATTATCAAAGCGGAGAATCTGAAGGTTATCCCGGCGAGGACGAACACGGTGTCGGCGCGGATCAATGCGGTCGATGAATACCTCATGCGTCAAGTAGACGGTGATCCGGGCTTCGTGGTTGACCCTCGCTGCACGCAGTTGAAAGCGGCGATGATGGGTGGGTATAGGTACAAACCCAAAGGCGATGGAGACATCGAGAAGAACAAACACTCACACGTAGCTGAAGCCTTGCAGTACTTGATGCTGCATATCGGTAGCGCGGGAGAAGGTTACATCGGTGTACAGCGGCGCGAGATAAAGCAAGTTGCCTCCATTGGGTGGACATGATACGCTGAGTTACTGACTGTTGGCTGCTTGATCCCCTCAAGCGGTTTTACCCCCCGACCTACGGGGGGTTTTTTTCTTGACAGGCTGTATACTCCGCGCTATAACCCGTGGCAATTTGTTGCGGGTTCTTATCCGGAGTGAGTATGAAGATCAGCCAAAAAGGTAAACCGTTTACCATTCTGTCGGACAACCCTAAGATGGATACCAGCGGTATGGCTGGCAAGCCAAAGCCGGTTGAGGTTTATTCGTGGTCTATGCCCTCGATGGACATTGAGGACATCATGGAAGAACACGAGAAGAAAACTAGCAAGAAACCAGAAATGGATGACTGATAATGGCTGGGCTTACGTTCCTGCGCGTTGTTGATAACACGACTCTTGCAAGGCAAGAGAAGGAAGCGGCTTCCCAAGCGTTAGCTGCGAGGCAGAACCAGCCGGTTATTCTTGGGCTTTCAGGATACCTGCGAGAGTGCTGGGATGTCGCTCAGATGGCGAAACGTCCCATCGAGCAAGAGATGCTGCGTGCAATGCGACAGCGTAACGGTGAGTACGAAGCAGACAAACTGCAGCAAATACGTGCTCAAGGCGGGTCTGAAATCTACATGATGATTACCGAAGTGAAGTGTCGTGCGGCTGAGTCTTGGCTGCGGGACATTTTGCTGGATAACGGTAGCCCCCCATGGGACTTGGCAGCGACGCCTATTCCTGATTTGTCTCCTGCGCAGGACAAGGAGATAGAGAACGAATATGCCCAAAAAGTCTTGAAATTGGTTGAGCAATTAGGTGTTGCGCCCAATCCTGACGAAATGCAAGAACTGAAGGAGATGGTGTCGCAAGACTTCCGTTTCCGTGTACTGCGTGAGGCGCAGAGTCGTGCAGATCGGATGAAGATAAAGATTCAAGACCAGTTCGCGCAAGGCGGCTGGGAAGATTCCTTTAACGATTTCATCACCGATCTAGTCACTTTCCCTTGTGCGTTTATCAAAGGCCCGATTGTCCGCAGACAGCGTACGTTAGGCTGGAAAACAAACGCGATGGGGCAGACAGTTGTAGAACCTACTGAGCGTCTCGGCCCTGAGTACGAGCGCGTTGACCCCTTCCGCATCTACCCTGAACCCGGTGTCAGTAACCTTCGTGAGGGTTACATATTCGAGCATCACAGGATGACTCGTATGGAGCTTGCCGATCTTATCGGCGTTCCGGGCTACGACGATGACGCTATCCGTGCCGTGCTTGAGATTGGCAACGGTCAGTCGTGGATCGGGGAAGATGTGGAACTCCAAAAGGATGAGGAGGAGCGCAAGTACTACAGCTACATGCGCCCGACTACGGAGTTTGACGCGCTTGAGTTCTGGGGCAAGATATCCGGCAAGATGCTGCTTGAGTGGGGGCTGTCTGAGGAAGATGTCCCCGACTCTGCGCGTGAGTACGATGCCAACGTCTGGTTGGTAGGTAACTACGTCATCAAGGCAGTTTTGAACTATGACCCACTTGGCGAGAAACCGTACGTCAAGACCTCGTTTATCAAGTGCCCCGGCGCGTTCTGGGGCAAAGGCATCCCCAAGATAATCGAGGATTTACAAGGAGTATGCAATGCAGCCGCTCGTGCACTGGTTAACAACATGGGCATCGCAAGTGGCCCACAAGTTGAAGTCAATCTTGAAAGGATTCCCGCCAACGAGGACATAACTCAGTTGTCGCCATGGAAGATATGGCAGACGACGAACGATCCTATTGGCTCAAGCAATCCAGCCATTCGGTTTACGCAACCTGAGTCACGGGCGCAGGAACTGATGGGTGTGTATGAGAGATTTAGCAAGCTGGCTGATGACCACTCCGGTATCCCAGCTTACGTCTATGGCGACCTGAATGTACAGGGCGCGGGACGTACATCATCTGGCCTGTCGATGTTGATGGGCGCAGCCGGTAAGGGCATTAGGCAAGTAGTCATGCACATCGATACAGATGTGGTGAAGCCGATTGTCCACCGGCAGTTTGTGTACAACATGCGGTACGACCCAGATGAGTCGATTAAAGGCGATGTTGAGGTTATTGCCAGAGGCGCGATTAATCTCGCAGTCAAGGAAACCGTCAACCTGCGCCGTATTGAGTTCCTTAACGCAACCGCCAATCCGATTGACATTGAGATCATCGGTAAGGAAGGACGCGCCACGATCCTACGGGAAGTGGCGAAAGGGTTGCAAATGCCTGTGGATGAAGTTGTTCCATCTCGGGAGAAGTCCGCTTTCACCAGCCAAGTTCAGGCTCTCGCCATGGCGTCTGTTGCACAACAGGCTCCTGAAGGCGGTACGCCTACTTTGCCTGATGGCGCTCCCAAAGGCGGAATGGAAGCAAACACAGTACAAAGCCGTGCTAGTGGGAGGGCTGCGTGATTCGGCCTGAACCAAAGGTAGTAAAACTCATGGCTACGATAGTTCGCCAGCATCCAGACTTTTTGGAGTGGCTGGAGGAGTGGCGTATGCGTGAGCTTGAGTACCTTCCACAAGCGGCAATCAATACAGCACTTATGCAGGGGCGGTGCCAAGTATTGGGTGAACTTTACAAGTTCGCCAAAGATGCCCCTGAGTTGGCGGCAAAGTCATCACAAAACTCGCCGTCTAATCACGCACACCGATAGGAGCGTTCAACATGGCACTTCCAGAGCAAATTCGTAAACAGACCGAGGCTGTACAGGAATTGTACAAACAGCTTAACGACGCAGACAACAACACAGGCAACAGTGTTGCCGATGGAACTGCTGCGCCCAATGAACCTGTTTCTGCACCACAGGCCGACGAAGATACTGTATCGAATATAGCCGCTCAACCGCAGGGAACTACATCAGAACCTAGCGGTATAAGTCAGGAAGATGACCCCAATTCTGAGACTTATGCTCAGAAATGGCGTACCTTGCAGGGTATGTATAACGCAGAAGTACCGCGCTTACATCACCAGAACAAAGAGATGCAGCAACGTGTCCAGCAAATGGAACAATTGCTTGCGTCTATGTCGGCTACGCAACAAGCTGCACCTGCTGCCCCCGTGATTGATAGATTGGTTTCGGAGAAAGAGGTGGAGGAGTACGGTGAATCACTCGATGTGATGCGCAAAGTCAGCCGGGAAGAATTAGTCCCGATGGCGCAGCGTCTTGCACGTATTGAGTCTGTACTACAACAGCTTCAGGTGAATGTGGTTCCGCAGGTTCAAGCGGTAGCCCATCGCCAGCAAATGACGACAGAACAGAAGTTCTGGTCTGATCTAGCATCTGCGGTACCTAACTGGCGAGACATCAACGATAACGACGCGTTTCAAACGTGGTTGTTGGATATTGATCCTCTCACCGGTATTACGCGCCAAACATATCTTGAGGACGCGCAGCGTTCGCTGGATGCGTTGCGAGTGTCGAGTTTCTTCCGTACTTGGCTTGAGTCTACTGGACAAGCCGTTGGTCAATCCGCCGGTAACGTAAATGCCGCAGTCTCTGAGTTGGAGAAACAGGTTGTTCCGGGTCGCTCACGTGGCGCAGGGGCACCATCATCTGCCAACAAAGGTAAAACTTACTCCCCACAGGATATTCAGAAGTTTTTTAATGATGTCCGTGCGGGTAAGTACAAAGGCCGTGAGCAGGAACGTGACCGAATTGAACGCGATATCTTCGCTGCACAGCGAGAGAATCGCATCGTCGCTAATGCTTGATTAGAGGAGTTTTATCATGGCTTATCCTAACGTACCGGGTAAACCGAATTACAGCGGTAACTTTATCCCTGAGATTTGGTCTGGCAAACTTATCGAGAACTTCTACGACGCCACCGTGCTCGCAGCAATCTCGAACACCGACTATGAAGGCGAGATTCGTCAGTACGGCGATACCGTCAACATCCGTACCACTCCGGAAATCACCATCCGTGAATACGTCAAAGGTCAGACTCTGACCGTTGAGAACCCGGACAAACCGAAGATTCAACTGGTCATCGACAAGGGCGAGTACTTCGCTTGCGTTGAGGACGATGTGGACAAGGTTCAGTCGGACATCAATCTGATGGATACTTGGTCTAAAGACGCTTCTGAGCGTATGAAGATCAAGATCGACCAGCGTGTTCTGACCGACATTCTACCGGGCATTGCGTCCACCAACAAAGGTGCCAACGCTGGTGAACAGTCTGGTTCGTTCAACTTGGGTACTTCGGGTGCTCCATTAACCGTTACCAAAGATGGCGCGAGTTCGACTACCGCTGTTATCGATCTGCTCGTTGATATGGGCACCGTTCTTGATGAGGCTAACGCCCCTGAGTCGGATCGCTATGTTGTGATCCCAGCAAAGCTGGCTAACCTGATTAAGAAGTCGGAACTGAAAGACGCATCGCTGACTGGCGATAGCCTGTCGGTTCTGCGTAACGGTCGTCTGGGTATGATTGATCGTTTCACGATCTATGTCAGCCACAACCTGAACGTGTCGTCGGGCAAGTACAGCATCATCGCTGGTCACAAGATGGGCTTCACTTTCGCTTCTCAAATGACTAACATGGAAACCATCCGTTCGGAGTCCACTTTTGGCAACATCATCCGTGGTCTGCAGGTCTATGGTTACAAGGTCACCAAGGGCGAGGCACTGGCTCAAGCTGTTGTCCAGTTCTCGTAATCGACACTCTAGGAGGATTTAATCATGGCTGCATATACCGATTCCATTGGCTTTGATAAAGGTACGGCTGCGTACCCTGCCAATATTCACGACCTAAGCAAATTTGAAGTAACTCTTAATTTTGCGCAGATCGTGGCTGCTCGTTCTGCTGCTGGTGCTACTGCACTGGCTGCTACCGACACGTTGCAGATCATTTCGCTACCGGCAGGTTCGGTTGTTCTATCGGCAGGTTTGAATGTTATAACTGCTGAGACGACCAACACGACTGCTACGTTTGACTTGGGCTTTACTGGCGGCTCTCCGGCTGCTGCTAACGCCTATGCAAACGACGTAGCGTCTAACTCGACCGGCTTGAAAGCTGCTGACCTTGCTAACCCGACCGTCGTAGCGTCGGCAGATACTATCGATCTGCTGCTCAATACGGCTGTTCCGGCAAACTGCGTGGTTAAAGTTTTCGCGCTCGTGCTCAACACTAACTAATTGGCAGGAGGCTTCGGCCTCCTCCTTTTTAAAAGGAGATTGACATGGGTCTTTATACCGGTATAGCACAGGATAATGTCACTATTACTAGTGGCAATATCACTGCGACTAATCTTTCTGTTGTGAACAACTTGAAGTCTACTGCCCCAGTTATTAAGACTGCGGCGTTTACTCTTGCAGCAACAGAGAACTATGTTGTATGTAATGGCTCTGCATCTATCACTGTTACGCTCCCATCGGCTGCTGCCAATGTGGGTCGCGCAGTAACCATTAAGACCATTGCTGCATACACTGTTGTGTCTGCATCGTCTAACGTAAAACCGATTGACTCAAATACTGCGGGTACTGCGATTCTTGGCAATACCGCTGGTAAATGGGCGACATTGGTTTGCGATGGTACTAACTGGGTCGTAATGGCTGCAGGCTAATAGGGCGGGGCTTCGGCCCCACCTTCGATTTAAGGATTTGTCATGCCAACTAATTTAACTGGTAGCACAATTGCTGATACGTTCGATCAGTTATTACATGTAAACGATGGCCCCGAAGCTACGGAGAAAATCGTATACAGCGGTACAGGCGTTGCTACAGCGTTAAAAATTGGTACGCAGTCTATATCAGTAGACAATATTCAAATAGATGGCAACACGATTTCGTCTACAGATACTGATGGGGATATTAATCTAACCCCCAACGGTACAGGCGCTGTAAATGTAACAAATTTGGTTCTTGTTAGCGGCGCTATAACAGC